ATATGGATCGCCTACAGTTATTCCAGTAGGGCCAAACAACGATAACGGTATGACTGCCTATCAACTTACTACTCAATCCCAATCGGAAATGGTTGACGCTACTGATCGTAGCCTTATCTCTTCGGGACGTCTTGTAGTCGGCACAGCAGCAGCAGGCAACACAGCTATCAGTGACATGCCTGACTTGTCTCCTGAAATGTTCCGCAATGGCTACCTTGTTGCAGTGGAACAAATCTACCTTGGTACAGACTCCGCTGCTCAAGCTGTTGTTGATCAAGTGTCAGTCGTTTTAGAATGCACAGTCGAGACCCTATCACAGTCTGCAGCAATGGCACTCGCCCTCAGCCAACAGTGAGGTGCTCACGTTGAATCAAGAACAAAGTAAGCGCCTCGGGCAACTGCTCTCAATGGGCATTCCTCTGCCGATAGCTTACGCCATTGCTCTCGATCCAGAACAAGCCAAGGCGGGTGCTGCTGCAGGCACTGAGTTATTTGTCACCGGTGCTAATACTGCGCTTGATGCGATCGCTCAGCCAAAGAAGGCCAAGCGTAAGGTGTCAGCATACAACCGACGTTACAAGGCAGCATTCAAGAAAATTGCACCTAAGCACAAAACCAAGAATGGTAAGTGGAAGGCTGGCGGTTTCAAACGTGCAGTACGTGCAGCGCATAAGGAGGCCAAAAAATGAATCGACGCACACTTAGAGGCCAAGTTGTTGAAGGCACTAACAAGCGTCTTATCCTAGACGATGGTCGATTAAACCATGGTTACAAAGTTGTCAGTTTTGTTGTAGCATGTGGTCCGGATTCATCAGCATTCGACGCTTATGGTACTCTTTCATTAGATTATGATACAAGCAAGACTTGGAACTGGGGTGACAATAGACAAATTGGGTGGGCTTCTACAAACATTGTTTCCACAGCTGGAGCGAATGCACCATTCTCAGTTATTGATCCGGATCATATTGTAATTCAAGACTTATGGATTCAAGGTCAAGTTTCAACAGGTAGTGGTACAGATGTGGTCAACTACTTGATCGAGCTCGAGCCTGTGACTCTTACAAATGACCAATCAATTATCACACTAATCAAGGAGCGTAGCCAAGATGACCTCTGAAAAACCAATTGAAGAAGTGAAAACTGCAACTCGTATCGAACGGTTCGCTCAATGGTTGATGACACGTGAGGAGCGACGATCAGAGAAAGAGACAAACCTTGACACGTTGGTTAAACTAAACGTGCTTGTATCGTTTCTCACTCTCGCTATGGTCGGTGGCATCGATGCTGTTCGAGCAGCGGTAATGTTCATTCCTTACTTCTAAAGTGGATAGTACACGTCACGTTGTCCGCATATGCGACAAGTCTTGATCACTTCGATGATGTCATCAATTACACGTTCATCGTAATCAATCTCTTCCTCGACTTCGTATTCCATCACGTAACATACGTAATGATCGTCGTTAGCTTGAATGTAACAATCTGGTAACTGGTCGTCTTTCATTCTGCTTCACTCTCTTTTTTTTTGCATGGATCGCACTGTCGTCTGTATTCCGGAGTCTCGTCGACGAGGAATCCACGGAAATATCTCTTTGCACAATCATTACAATAGTGAATTCGTTCTTTCAAATTACCAAGTCTTTGAACAATTTCGATGTATGCGCTAAACTCCATTACTGTGTCGTTGTTGTCAAACAAGTGTCGCAACTGATCATACAATTCTATTACTTGCCCCGGGGTCAAATACATTGTTTCGTGTTCGCTCATCGGTCTTCCTCCTTGAGAAGTGTGTCAATTCTACGTTGATACGTAACAAGACGCACGAGCGACTCGTGGCCCAACAACTCAATCGCTGCAGATATGCAACGAGAGGTCATGTAACCGCTTTCTTTCAACTGTTTTAGCACGTGGTCAGCACGATCGCTGACGGTTATGGAGTATTGGTTCGCCATATTGTACGCTAAATAATAATGTTATTTAGTATATTCCCAAAAAAGGCTACGCCATAGAATAATATAGCGGGGGCATCAGCATAGGGGTGGTGGTCGGGGGAGCGAAGCGAGGGTGGAGAGCGGCTTTCCGATCCAGTCTGTTAACGGCTTCGCCGTGAAGATGGGCTGCAGATTGCAGGGGGTCGCTAAACCAGTTTACTTTATACACCGTCGAGGACTGGCAGTTGTATGGCTAAATCAGACAGCTTCTTCATTCGAGCAAAAGTTGACGTAAACGGACTAAATTATGCACAGAACTCAATTGACCTTGGTGCTTACGTTGATGCACTTGGTAAGAGTGTGCTGCGAATACACAATGTTTCAGTTCCATATGGATCGCCTACAGTTATTCCAGTAGGGCCAAACAACGATAACGGTATGACTGCCTATCAACTTACTACTCAATCCCAATCGGAAATGGTTGACGCTACTGATCGTAGCCTTATCTCTTC